TCCAATCTCACAAGAAGCATTAGACGATTCAGTTGCTAACTTAACAGCTATTGTGTCTGAAAATATCAATGAACAAAAAATCAATACATGAAACGAAAGAATTGGAACTGTATTAAAATCTTTTAATCCAACAGCAGTTTCAAATGTTGATGACTTAAAATCAATTATTAATATCAAATTAGACCCAGGCTACGACCGTCAAATCATCTGTACACAAAGTTTCTATCAAAAATTAGACACTTTGAAAGATGGTAACGGTCGTTATTTATTACAAGATAGCATTATTAATACAGCTGGTAATACTGTGTTAGGTATGAATGTGACAGTTGTTCGTGATGATTTACTTGGTGCCAATGGTGATGCGAAAGCATTTATTGGTGATATCAAACGTGGCGTATTCTTTGCAGACCGTACTGACGTATCAGTTCAATGGATTGAAAACCAAATCTACGGTAAATACTTGATGGGTGCATTCCGTTTCGATGTTAAACAAGCTGATGAAAATGCTGGTTTCTTCGTAACATTTGAAGATGCTGCACAAGAGCCAGAAGGCGAACTAGGAGCATAAGAAAAGTAGGTGAATTCAATGTTTAAATTAGATAGCGTTGAATCAGTTAAAAAGGCGATACGTGTAGATCATGATTTTGATGACGACTTAATTATGGAAGTTTATTTACCTGGTGCGATAAATGAAGTTAAAACAGCAGTTTCACTGAATATGGAGGATGAACCTTTTTATAAGGATAATCCTCTTTTTAATTTAGCAGTTTTAAATATAGTTGCGCACCATAACGATAATCGTTCAATAACAACGAATGAACAAAGCTTTGAAGTCCCAGCATCATCTATGGCTCTAATACAAACGTTAAGAAGTGATTTGACTAAATGGCGTTCAGATAATTTAGAGGTGATAGCTGATGAATCTTAATCAATTAGATTTTAGAGTTTCTTTTTATGAAATTATGAACGAGGGTCCAGAAGCTGGAATGAATGAGCCAGTGGAAGTTTATAGCTGCTTCGGAGGATTGTATGAACCTACACAAAAAGATGTTCAATTAGGCAACTTAGAACTTAGTAAAAGGTCAGTCACATTAAATATTAGAAATCCACAACCCCAATTTATACCTAATGTTAATCAAACATTCGAAATTAAAAACGGTATTTATAAAGGGTCGTTTTTTAATATAAAAAATGTGGCTCTTGCTAAGACTCCTAATTACATCAAGGTGGTTGGTGAAGAAGAATGACAATATCTGTTAAAGGCGATAAAGAAATCATAGCTTATTTGGAAAAGAAGTTTGGGAAATCTGCCACTAAACGTATAACTGATTTTGCTTTAACTAAAGGCGGTCAAAAGGTTGTACAGATTATAAAAAGAGATATGGGTTCATTTAAAGATACTGGTGAATCTGTGTCTGAAACTTCTTTATCTAAACCAATGACTATTGGTGGCGTGCGTACAGTTAAAGTTCATTGGCGTGGTCCTAAACAACGTTACAGAATAATTCATCTTAATGAATTTGGTCATTACGACCGTTCAGGTAAGTGGGTTAATACTGCTGGTAAAGGTGTAATTGAACGAGCTATGCGTGAAGGTAGAGAAACTTATTTTAGAACAGTGAAAGAAGAAATCAGAAGGAGGGTGTAAGAGTGGAAGACATCATGATGAAGATATACAAAGTGATTACAGATAATCAAGAAATCATGAACAACGTTAATAAAAACGATATTAAATTTTACGATTATCCAAACGCACAAGAAATCAAGACGACATGTATTGTCATAGACCCAATAGACACACCTAAGCCCTCTGATTTTGCAGATGACGACAATATGACATACGAATACTTATTCCAAATAGATATCTTCGTAAAACAAAATACAGGCATTAATGGACGAGTCCTATCAGATAGGCTCGTTTTTTTATTGCAAAGGATTATGTGGGAGCAATTGGGGTTCGGTGAAACTTCATCAATTAAACCCGAGTATATCAAGGATTTTAAATTGTACCACCAAGCAAAAAGATTTGAAGGCAAACAATATTATAAAATTTAGGAGTGTTTTAATATGGCAGAGAAAAATTACCGTTCATTTACAGGTTTAACTGAATTCTTTTACAAAGTACATGGTGAGGAAGTACAACAAGTGACTGATCCAGAACGTATTAAGTATTTACAAGAAATTTCAGTGTCTAAAGACCAAGATATAGAAAAAGCTTATGGTGATAACCAAGTAGCAGAAATGGCAGTAGCTAATGGAACTATTGAAGTAGAAGCTGGTTTCCATAAATTACCATTAGAAGATAGAGTAGCTCTATTTGGCTTAGAAAAATCAGAATCAGGCATTGTATCAGTTGGTAATGATACGCCACCATACGTAGCAGTAATGTTCGCTAAGACTATGGAAGATGGGTCACGCGAATATGTTGGTTTGCCAAAAGGCTTATTTACATTCCCAGAAGTAGAGGGAAATACTAAAGAGGATGGCGTTGAGTTCAGTTCTGATTCTACTACTGCAGAATTTATGCAAGCACCAGTAAAAGGCTTTGAAGAAGAAAAAGCAATGTTAATGGGGCATGACGCTAAAGGAACTACAGTTATGAAAGACGCTATTTGGGAAGCAGTGTTTGGTCAATCTTCTGAAAGCAGTAACGAAGATACAGGCTCAAATACTCCAGAAGAAGAATTAGGCGCATAACATACAGGAGGTTTGATTATGGCTAAGAAAAAATATGAAGTCTTACACAAGTTCATTGATTTAGAAGATAAGAACAAAGTATATAATGCTGGCGATACATTTCCTAAACCAGCAAATAAAAAAGTATCACATGACCGTATATTAGACCTTACAACAAGCGATAATAGACGCGGTAAAGTATTAATCAAAGAAAAAGAAGAATAACAACTATAGAGGGCTTTAAGCCCTCTTTTTATTTGCAAATAAAAACAAACATATATATAAGGGAGCAATCAAACTATGGCTAAAAGAACAAAAAGAAATTTCGTAGAGTTAATTCAAGAAGTAAACGATAAAGGTGAAATCACTAAATCAAATACATTTTTAACACCACCATTCACACCTGGACCAGCTTTATTAGATTTACAAGACCGAGTTATGAAAGTAGAAAATAGCAATTTCAAATCTGAAAAAGAAGCATTGTATTACATGATTGAAATTATTGTTGATTTCTATAAAAAGCAATTTACTGCAGATGAATTTTTAGAAGGCACGAACGCACCAGAAGTTAACGACAAAATCAAAGAACAAATACAATTTATTTCTGATGGGGTTGTTAATGAAGAAAATGAAAGAAGATTAAAAGAATTACTTAAATAATAGGCGGCGTTTCTTATGAAGGTTAATAAAATCGAACTTGTAAAATATTACGATGAAAATGGTTATATTTTAGATTCTGAAATATATGTATCCCCTTTAAATACCAAGTTAGAAATAGTGTGGGAATGCCTAGATACATTATCCAAGATTGAAAATGGTGATAGTAACTGTGATATACATACTGTCACTGATTTAGTAGTTAGAATCTACAATAATCAATTTACTAAAAAAGAACTACTAGAAGGTTTAGACGCGGTAACTAGAAACGTTGAATTAATTGAACAAATAACATTCGTTGCATCAGGTCAAGGTTTTGAAATGAGTGGCGACACAAGTAACGCGAAAATAGGGGAAATTAATTCATGGGAAGATAGCAAAAACAATATAAAAAAATTCGTAAAAGACATGATGAAAGAAGGCAAAGACATTAATAATTTAATGGACATGCCTTTTTCTTTTTTTATGGAAATTGTTGATGAATCTAACAAGAAAAATGTTAAGAAATCAGAATCGATGATTGATGCATTCATGTAATACATCTCAAAAGAAGGAGGTGGAGTAATGGCAGAAAGAATAAAAGGATTACAAATTGACTTATCCATGAAAGATATGGGAGTTAGTAAAACATTAGCTGGAATAAAACGTGAGTTTAGATCTTTAGATTCAAGTTTGAAATTGTCTAGTAATAATTTTAAATATGGTGAAAAAAGTGCAGCATCTTATAAATCAAGAATGAACGATTTGGATGGTGCAATTAAATCTGGTACTACAAACTTAAATGAGTTAGAAAAACAATATAATGAAGTATCGCAAGCCCAAGGTTCTAATAGCGCTAAGGCTGTTAGACTTCAAACTGAATATAACAAGCAAGCAAATTCTATAAACGCAATGCGTGATGAATACGGTCGTTTAAATCAGTATTACAAAGAAAACTTTTCGCTAAGTGGAAGACTAGCCAATAGTTTTAGTAGTATTGGCGAAAGTATGAGTGGTGTTGGACAAAAAGCGCAAGACATGGGAAGTTCACTAACAAGTAGTATAACTAAACCAGCGTTGATTGCTGGTACTGCAATGGCTGGTATTACAGCTAAATTAGGCTTCGATAGACTTGTTGGTCTGGATAGTACGAAAGCCAAATTAGAAGGTTTAGGTTATTCAACTAAAGAAGTTGGATCTATAACTGACCAAGTTGCAAAAGCTATTCAAGGCGGTATGACAACAATGGCCGAAGGTACTGACGTTGCGGCAGGTGCACTTGCAGCAGGAGTTAAAGAAGGTAAAGAGCTACAGAAATACATCAAATTAGTTGGTGATGCTGCTGTTGGTTCTAATAGACCAGTATCTGAAATGGCAATGATATTTAACCGTGTTCAAGGCCAAGGTAAGCTAATGACAGAAGAATTGAATATGGTAGAAGAAGGTATGCCAGGGTTCAGTAAC